GCGCATAAGACCGGCAATAATCGACTTCATGGATAACATCAATTTCAAAATCGAACCCAAACCACGCATAATCCGAAGACGTAGCGTGATCTTCATCAACATTGAAAAGACAATCATCACCATTCACCAAAAAGTTTGTCAATTCCAGATATTGAGCGCGACGCGCCAACATCTCCAATTTATCGTTCTGGTAAAATTTCTCATCGAACCTGTAGTCGGAACCGAAATAAGCATCCGCTATACGTTTTAAGCTGGCAGCTAGATGAACAAGCACGGACATCAAATTGTTGAAAGTACTAGTACTAAAGCTGCCACTTGGACGGCAAGATATGATTGAAAAGGCCAAATCTCTATCTCTAGTTTTAGCTGACCAATGACTGGCAATACGCCTATAAAGATCTACAAGATCTTTAGGCATGTTGCAAGTCTCCAAAATCCAACTTTCCAGCTCAGTATGGCCGGGCTGAAAAGAGGCGTCGAAGCTGCCCATATCACCACTGGCATTTGGCTGTAATTTCTCGACAGCAGCATCAAGTTGTTCCCAAGAAAGACATTTGCCAAAATAAGGAATCTTAGCGCACCATTCATCCAATTTGATGAAATAGCGCCCAAAGATAGCGACCAGTTTTGCGTCGAAATCAATTATCATTCTGGGTTTTCCGCCAGTATACTTGTACAACAAACTGTCGTAATCACCAGTAATCTTGACTTCTGCTGAGCTAGCCTTTAATTCTCTCTTGACGAATATCCCATTGTGTGCATTATCAGTGAATACTTCTTGACCCTGTAATTCATTCCAAGCTTTCTCAAGTTTGAGTTTAACTTTAGAGGGTTTACCTTCAAGATAATAACTCAAAGAAACTGGGGTCGATAGATCAGGCAAGCCATATTGTTGGGTTAATCGAATAAATGCCTTCTTTAAAAGCGGTATGCAATTCGGATCCATCTTGAATTGCTCTTTGCCTAATCTGAGATTGATAGCCGAAGCTAGATTCACAGAACAAGCAGTGAACATTGACGGGACAACCACAGAGTGATCATCACCAAAAACGGGCCCGATTTGCAAGATATCAGGTTTATCATGTTGGCAAGGGATAGGAGCACAGACCTTCCACGTCAGTTGGTCACCTGTTTTAGGGGCGATTTTCCCAACGCAGAATGAGTGCGCAACCCGAGGATTGGAAGCCAATTTCGACAATAATGATCCGGGTTGGAGCATCGTACTGCCGACAGTAGCCATGTCCCAAAGGACATGCAATGAGATAGCCAACGGTGTTGGCAAAAAGAGAGTAGCTATGTGCATCAAAGCAGTTGGAAGATAATTCAATAATTGATCTCTCGGTGTTAAGATAGCTTCGGCTAATGGTATCAGAGAGCCGAAAGAAGTGAGATGTTTTAACATGTTCTCCAGCACCAGGCTTGTCAATAACAAAGGTCCATTAACCTTCGGTAGCTCTAGTTTTGGAACTAGTTGCTTTAAGGGAGGTGGGACGTAGCCACTGATAAGCTGGAACATGTTCCCTGGCAATAAAACAGCTCTGACTGACTCCGCTAGCACAGTCTTAGCAACGCGTAACAAACGAAGTTTGTAAGCGAGATAAGCTGCACCAACTGCGGCCAGACAGTAGAACTTATGGCTAGAAAACCATGAATAAGCCGTCTTAACGGCCAGTAGGGTTGGAGAAGACGAGATTCGGTGCCACCAACGCAAGTAGAAAGGCATGTCGAGTGCATTAGTCAACGAACGCATCCTTGATGCTTTGGCCATAGACAGCGCAGCTAGATAAGGAGCCGCGGCTGCCCATTGCTCAGGACTGATATTTGTTATCCTATTTCTTTTGGTTAGGATCATTGCGCAGGCTTCTGCATTGTCTTTTGGTTGGGAGACGAAGAATTCATTAGCATAATCGCTAACCATAGCCTGTGATAGATTGACTTCAGAAGTACCAAAAGTAACATAATAGTCAAGATCCTTGCGGACCAAAGAGGCGTCATGCAGTTGGTAACCAGGAACGAGAGTATTGATACGTTTATCCTGAGTGTTCAAAACGATATTGTTATAGTCGCTTTGGACGAAACCAGCTATATCAGAGTAGATAAATTTGCTAGACACCGGTTTGGACCCGGGGAGCTTGACTGCTAGGAAAACATGTTGTTTGCCAACAGCCCATAAGTCGACAACACTGACGTGCGATTTTTCGTTGGTAGCTATAATAAATTCAGACATATTAATAGCAGGATGAAAGTTGGGATGCTCATATTTGACGAATTGGGTTAATGAAAATCCTGGGTCATTCTTCTCAGAAACGGTTACATGATTCTGATGGCAGGTCATAACAAGATCATCAGAGTAGCCGAATTGGTCATTAGCATCGAAAACCCAGGCAGTGAAAAACATTAAAGCATCTTCAGCT